GAGAGGGGCTGATCTGAGTGGGGCTTATCTGAGAGAGGCTTATCTGAGAGGGGCTAACCTGAGAGGGGCTGATCTGAGAGGGGCTGATCTGAGTGGGGCTGCTCATAGTTATAATAGATTAATAAGTATTACAGGCTTAGAATATCCTATCTCTATATTAGATGATCTAGTAACAGTGGGATGTCAAAAACATACAATAGAGCAGTGGTTAAATATGTCAGATAATGAGATATATGTAATGGATAAAGAACGAGCTAAGGAATTTTACCCGTTACTTAAAACTATTTTAATAAAATATAAGGATAATTAAAAATGCACAACAAAAAAACACTATTAAAACTGATGTATTTATATCACAGTACTACATTAGAACAAAAATACCTAGGTCTCTCATGGTACTCAACCGCTCGCAGTCATGCGCAGTACCTCGCAAACAAGCATGGGATATCACTGGCAAAGGCAGCAGGTGTTATCAGTGCCCTTAGTCCTAATAACAAATGGGAGAGAAACTTATTAGATGCTGACCTATTCATTCAATTCCCTAGCCTAGCGACTAAGGTGTGTACTTATACTGCCAACAGAATAAAGGCATTAAAAATACTAGCAGTGGATAATGACTCTTTAATTATCGAGATTCTGGGTGGTACTAAGACTAAATCATTTTATCATAACATCCTTAATGAAGAGTCAGATATGGTTACGGTTGATTTATGGATGTATAGGGCGGCTGAACTTTCTATGAGTAATAAGAATTATAAGATTATATCGAATGCAATTATTGAACTAGCTATGTACCAGGGATTAAAACCATATCAGGTACAGGCTATACTATGGGGTGGTATACGTGATCAATCAATCAATAAGGTATCTGTTGCGGTTACAAATAATATTACTGCTAGCATTGCATCCTGAATTTAAAAAACTATTTGGATTGCAATCTGATTATAAATTGCACAAGAAATTTTTATACAAAGAAAAGAAATTAATTGTAACTAAAATTAAAGTAAGGTATATTAAAACACAGGCGATAAAGCCTAAACAGTCGAGACCAAAAGAGTTTCGCACAAAGGGAGTCACTCATGTCTAGAATCAACACAGAATTAGATCTTAAAAAACAGTTACCGTCTGAGCAGTTCAGCGAAGTAGTACGTAAAATATCTAGTGTAATTGGTATTAAACCCATGGCATTCCGTATCATTCCAATTAAACTTTTTAGACTGGGTTTCTATACTTTACCAAGTCTAGGTGTAACGGTAGACTTATCAGAATATTTTATCGATATCGAGGGTTCCATGTATAGTAGGAACACTCATACATACTTCACAGAATATGGGAGATTGTTAGAAAAATTATCTGATAATTCTTACAATTCTAGTGGTGTATTAGTTAATTCTTTCAGATCAAGTACAGGTAAGAAAGTAACAATACGAAGACAGTACCTCAAAAACATGATGCATATGGGAATGCTTGAGGATGTAACAGGAATGGCATATTCTGAGGTGATTAAAGAAGAAAACAATCAAGCGCAGGCGGTATAAGATGAGAGATCATATTTACATTAGTTTAACAGAATATAAGAAACTTAAGAATGCTGAGAATAAATTAGATGCCTTAGAGTCTAATGGTGTTGATAATTGGATAGGGTTTGACATTGCAATGCAAGATTATAACAATGATGATGAGGTATTTGATGAAAACTAAGATGTATATATTGACTGTAGATTCTGATAGATATGGTTGTGACACTAGGGTAGGCGGTTATGTGTACAATGCACATGAGATTGCCACTAGTAGGTTACATATGTATACCGAAATAGACATGGTAGTAAAGGAACGTGAACCTACGAAAGTTTTTACCGAGAGTGAATTTCGTAGGGTAATTGATGCTTTGACTTTTGCAAATACAGAGGCATTACAGGATTATATCTCTTATAACTTCACTTTAGAGGAATAGTAATGAAAGTAAATAATCAGCTAGAACTAGAGGCTCAAAATTTAGAAATAATTATCCAAAAAGGTATGTCAGAAATAGACAAGGCTGCACAGGGTAAAAATGTCTATGCTTTAAAACAATCAAGAAACGTAGTGCCTTATTATGTTTCTGAATTAGAAAGCAGGCTTAATCTGTATCTAGCTGAGACTTTACTAGGGAATGCCAAGATAAAACCAGTACCGGCTAAGGTATTAACCCTAGTATCACCCTTAGTAACTGCCCACTTTACAATTAAAACAGTAATAAATCACATAGGGGCTAAGAATATAAATTCTTCATCCCTATACACTCTAATCGCAAAACAATTGGAGTTAGAATATAACATTAATCAAGTTAAAGTAAGTAATATAGAAAAATACACTAAGTTTATTAGTTACCTAAAAAAATCACCTTATACAGGGAATAGATTAAACAAGATCACCAGTGATTTATTGGTAAAATATCATAAGGATATTATATCAACAGATAAGACAGCATCATTCATTCAATTAGCTCAGTTAGCCGTATATGCCTTAGCAGAATGCCAACCAATGATAAATACTACAATCGCGCCACCTATATTACACATTAGTACCATAAAGGATAAAACAGGGACCACTGGTACACCACGTAGTAAGGTGAAAATTATCCCGGCTGACTGGTTATTAGAGTGGCTTCGTGCGCAGACATTAGAGGGTAATATGCTTGCTTCTTATAATACAGCACTTATTGAGTTACCTAAGCCTTGGACCACTTTATATTCTGGTGGTTTTCACTCGGATAGGCTACAAACGGACTTTATTAAGACTAGTGTTGATCTTTCTGAATTTAGTTACATTGGTATGAAAAAAACAATTGATTCTGTAAATAAACTACAAGAAACGGCTTGGGAAATTAACCCAGACGTTTTAGAGGTGATGCAATACGCCTTTATTAATAAGTTAAGTTGGGGTAAGTTACCATCACCACTAGAAATAGCCTCAGTACCCTATCCATTCCCTGATAGCAGCCGTTCAGACTTAAATGAAGATCAATTAGCTACGGTTAAAGCCTGGGCAACCCATAAATGTCTACAGCACGATGAATTCCACAGTGAGGTAAGTAGGTACCTCTCACTTAATCGAGTATTGAATGAAGCCAAGAGATTCAAGCAATATTCTAAAATATATTTTGCATATCAAGTGGACTTTAGGGGACGTATATACCCTATTGCAGCTAATCTGCACCCTCAGGGTGCTAAGTTCGTCAAGCCACTCTTACGATTCGCAGACGGAAAAGTAATCACAACAGATCTAGGTAAAAAATATCTAGCATTACAAGGGGCTAATACATATGGTAAGGATAAGTTACGACTTGATGAAAAGTATCAGTGGGTCATTAAAAACGAGGCAGAAATATTTAGGTCTGCACAGGACCCTATCACAGAGGAGTTTTGGAAACAAGCCGATGAGCCCTGGTCATTCCTGGCATTCTGCTTTGAGTGGAAAGCCTACAGACAGAATCCTCTTACGTTTACTAGCAAGTTACCTATTGCTCTTGATGGCTCTTGTAATGGCTTACAGCATCTTAGTGCCATGATGCTAGATGAGGTGGGTGGTAAGGAAGTTAATTTAACTGCTAATATTAATAAAGAAGATATATACATGGCAGTGAAAAAAGTAGCCGATGCCAGGTTATTAGAGGATGGTTCAGATATGGCTAAGAGACTGCTTAGTTTTGGTATCGATAGAAGTACATGCAAGAGACCAGTAATGATCGTACCTTATGCTGGTACTCAGTCGGCATGTCGGCAGTATATTACTAATGATTTCGAAGAACGTGGCGGTCGTAACGAATTTAAAGAAGACTTCGACAAGGCTGTAACCCTTGCTACAGGGGCTGTATGGGGTGCTATTGGGGACGTAGTACTAAAAGGTAGGGAAGTTATGGGGTGGTTTAAGAAAGCTGCCAGAGAGGCTGTAAAGGCTTCTCCTGACGCTAGTCTGTTTTGGTTTACACCTAACGGCTTCAAAGTTATTCAGAAACGAGTTAAGCAACGAGAAGTATTATACCAGACAAGTTTGGGTGAATTAATTCCAGTAAGATTAAGTATCAGACTGAAGGTTGAGACTGATCTGGTGGATATAGCAGGGCATTGTAGCTCAGTAAGCCCCAACTTTATCCACTCTCTAGATGCTTGTGCTCTACAGAACACAGTACTGCTAGCAGCTGAGTCTGATATTACCAGCCTAGCCATGATACATGATTCATATGGTACTCATGCCGCTGATACAGAGCATTTGGCTTACATGATTCGTAAGAGTTTCTTTGATATTTATAATGAGAATGAAGTCATGAATCAGTGGATTCAGGCGCAACCGAAAGTGGCTAGGGATCTGTTCCCTGAATTACCCACTAAGGGTACTTTAGATCTTAGTGAAGTTTTTAATAGTGAACACTTTTTCGCATGAGGTAGATTATGTACAGAAATAAATGGTGGTATCGTAGGTATGTTGTGAATAGTAAATTACATATTTATATGCACAAAGATGGTAGAGTTTTGCAGTCATCTAGCAGAGAAGATCACTTATACAGTAAGGCAGGGTTTGAATGGGTGACTTCAGTTAACAAGTACGAATTGAATGCTGATATTAACCCATTTGTACCAGAGGAAAATGATGATGGATATTAAAGATTTTTGGAACCTACAAAACATAGAACATTGTAGGGCAGTCATAAATTTTACATATGAAACATGGTTAGAACATATGGTAAAATGGTATGAAGAAATGATACTAACGGCTAAGAAAAGCTACTATGTTTCAGAAGAACCAATAATGGATGACCAGGCATATGATAAATGTGAAGAGTTACTTAGATTAATTAAACCAGACAGTCTTGCATTAAGTAAGGTTGGTTATGAAATGGAGAAAGAAAATGATTAAGACAATTAGATTAGCAGCTGAACACTTTGACTTACCAATGAATGAGGTCACACCTAAACATGTAGATTTTATTAAGGAACAACTTAGGGTTAAGAATTATAACAATATGGGAGTACCTTTAAGATCATATTTTGTATTAAGTAATGGAATAGTAGAATTTACTAAACCCATTTTAAATGATCTTGAGTTACAAGTTTCTTGATCTAAAAACATGTCAAAATGTCATAATATGACACTAAATATGTTTTATAGAATATTGCAACTAAGCAATAAATATGCCAAGATCATAACATACTAAAAACACATAAGGATCTGCTCAGTCAGGTCCTTTTTCTATTTACAACTACTTACATTTAACTAGCTAATATTAGGTAATGTAATTTCAACCACTTCAAGATGCAACGTATAGATATAAGAATCTTCAACCCTAACCACCCTAACCCATACTAAACAAATTAACCATTAACCAAACATCAATACTAATATTTCATACAAATAATTACTATTTATTCTTATAATAAAAATACTATTATCTTTTGACAGGAATAATAATAGATATGGTTTAGATATAAGTAAGAGCTGGTAAGAAATAGATTAGATATAACCAATAACACTAAGTATACTCGGGAGTACTGCATGATTACTAGAGACCCTGCAAAATTAATGGTACTGATTAAGAACAAAGAAACTTTAACCAGGAGACTAGAAACTATTATTGAAAGAGCTAAGAAAGAAAACTCTCCGGATGTGTTTGCATTGAATCGAGAGTATAAGAAACAAATGACTCTAGGTAAGCAATTATTAGAGTTATACAATGGCTATGTGAAGCAAATGACTGAGGAGCGAAAACAGATGGTGGCATTCTCTAAACAGAGTGAAGAATCTCTACTGAGGGAACTCAGAGGACAGGTTGTGGAATATAATCGTTTAAATAGGGGGCAAGATGAAATTGTTTAAACATGGTAAAAGTTAAAAGTACAGAGAAAATTAAATGCGAATGCTGTCATCGTAAGTTTATCCCAAATAGATCGGATATGGTTTACTGTGGTAAAGTCTGTGCAGATAGAGCAAATAAATTAAAAAGTCGATATAAGATTACACCAGCGGCTATATACGCTATTTACAAACTCCAATCAGGACGATGTGCAATCTGTGATATCGAAGGAGATATACGTGAGCTTGGTTTCCAGGCTAAGGTTCCTATGTGTATAGACCATTCACATACCTCAGGTAACGTGAGGGGTTTACTATGTAGTAACTGTAATACAGGTCTTGGTTTATTAAAAGATAACCGTGTTATCCTGAGACAAGCCATTAAATACCTAACCAAACATTCAGGAGATCGAGAAAATGAAGATGCATAAACAGGTAAAGACTAAAAAGGCTGTAAAGCTTACTAAGTATTTACAATCCAAGGTGGATACTAGAGAAGAGACCGTAGAGAAGGCTAAGAGCCTCTCAGACGCTGAGAAGGATGATATCCAAGGCGTAGTACTCAGAGAGCTTATGATCAGCGCACGCGGTCGTATAGCCCTGTTAGAAGAGGTATTAGGACGCAAGGTAACCATTGTTACAACCGTTCCTATGTCTGAAACAGATTCAAGAATTTTTTCAATGGAACTTAAATAAAATTTATTCGGGAGAATATCATGTCAAGAGTAGTAGTTAAAGGTACAAGTCCAATTGGTTCAGCTCAGTGGTTTAAAATGGTTAAACCTGATCAGAAGTTCAACAAGTACAGTGTTGATCTAATCGTAGAAGACTCAGAAGAGCTTCAAAAGATTTTAAACCAAATTGAAGAGATGACAGCTGAGACAATCTCAGAAAACAAAAAGCTTGCTAAGACCCCTCAGCTTGCTGCGAAAATTAAGGATTCTGGTAACAGACCTATTATTGAAGAATTAGATAGTGAAGGTAAGCCAACAGGTAAATATATTATGAAATTCAGAGGGGCATCTTCTGGTAAACGTAAGGATGAAACTGTTTATACCGTAGCACCACCAGCCCTATTTAATGCTAAGGCACAACCCATTACAGGGATGGATAGAGAGGCTACACAGGTCCCTAATGGTTCCCTAATTAAAGTGTCATATGAATTATCTCCATATTACGTATCAGCATCAGGTGCTGGTGTATCACTTAAGCCACGCGCAGCCATGATTATCAAAGCTCAGTCAGTGCAATCTGCTGATCAATTTGGTTTTTCTGCCAGTGAAATGAGTGAACAGGATGATTCAGAAAACGAAGATTTCTCTAGTGAATCTAAGTCAGAAGCTAATGACAATGAAGACTTTTAAGTTATTCATCCCAGTTAATCCTGTACCGGCTTCCAGACCTAGAGTTACACGATGGGGTACTTATTTCACCAAGAATTACGAAGATTTTAGAAATGATAGTTTTTTATTTTTAGATAAAATTAAGAAACAATATCCACAGTCAGAGAAACAATTTAAAGTAGAGATAGAATTTATATGTCGTAAACCAAAGAACCCAGCCAATGAGTACCCTCGTGGCGATGTGGACAACTACCTGAAAGGTCCATTAGATTCCTTCACAAAGGTTGGTATGTTTTGGTACGATGACGTTCAAGTTATTCACTTAACTGGACATAAGAGATATGCATTACCGGATGAAAAGTTTGGTATGCAAGTTACTATTATTGAGTTAGTATAATATCCAATTACCACCTTTACTATGTAGGGGTGGTTTATTTTACCCAAATGAGGTCTCTATGTTATCAAAATTTATGATAGATTACTATAAAGAGCGTAATAATCAAAACATCTATACTGATCATAGAGGGTTTATTATGTGGCAGACAAGCGGCTTAGTGTTACAGGTGGATGAATTCTACCTAGATCACCAAAACAGAAAAGGGTTTGCCGTGAAACTATTCATGGATGACTTTATTAGCCAGGTCAGGACAACAGAGTGTGAAGTACATGCCCAGGTTGTTAGATGGCGACAAGATACCAATAAATTATTGACCCTATATAGTTATTACGGTTTTAAAATTATCCCAGGTATTCTGGATAATCAGGTTATAAAATTGTACAAGGAATTAAAATGAAAGCTAAAAAAGAATATGAAGAATCTGTATATTTACAGAAGACAAACTGTACTGCATGTGGTTCGTCAGATGCTAATGCAGAATATGCTAATGGGGACACCCATTGTTTCAGCTGTGGTAAGCATGTATTTTCAAACAATACAGAACATGATATAGAGTCAAATGACTATACTACCAATTATGCACACAGCCAATTATTAGAAGTGGAGCTTAAACCACTCACCAAACGTGGTATCACGTTAGAAACCGTTCGTAAATTCAATTATGGATACGCTAATGGTAAACAGGTCGCCACTTATTATGACTTAGACGGTCAGGCAGTAGCACAGAAGTTAAGATCTCCTGATAAAGAATTCTCTTGGATTGGCTCAGCCAAGCAAGCAGGGTTATTTGGTCAACAGGTCTGGACTCCTCACCCTAAAAAGCGAATAGTCTTAACAGAAGGAGAGATTGATTGTCTCTCAGTATCACAAGTACAACAGAACAAATGGGCAGTATGCTCAGTGCCTAATGGTGCCGCGAGTGCCGAACGCGACGTACGTAAATCACTAGAGTACCTCAGTGGCTTCAAGGAAGTAGTTATATGCTTTGACCAGGATGATGCAGGACGTAAGGCAGCAGCGGCTGTAGCAGCCCTATTACCCCCGAATAAAGCCTTTATAGTCTCTTTACCGCTCAAGGATGCCAATGATATGTTGGTCTCTGGTAGGAGTGCTGAGCTTGTTCAGTGTTTATGGGATGCCAAAAAGTACAAGCCGGATGGTATTTTAAACGGTCAGGAAGTTCTAACAAGATTAAAGGAGCGCAAGGCTGATGTATCTTTTCCATTTCCAGACTTCCTAAGTGAGACTAATACCAAAACAAAGGGTATACGACTGGGAGAGTTAGATGTCTTCACCTCAGGTACAGGTAGTGGAAAAACTACTTTAATAAAACAATTACAAATGCATTACTTTCACAATTCCATTCTAAATCAGGCATTAATACACCTAGAGGAGCCTCTAGAGACTACTGCCAATGGTTTAATAGGTATTGATTTAAAAACAAGATTACACCTGGATGATAGTAATAATCAGGAGACTATTGATGCTAAAGCTAAGGAATTATTTCTGGCGGTTGATCACGAAGATTTTAGTAGGTTTAACCTCTATGACGCTTTTGGTTCCGTTGAAGAAGAAGAGTTATACAATAAAATCAGATTCATGGTTAAGGGTCTTGGTTGCAATGTGGTCTGGCTCGATCACTTGTCTATACTTGTTTCAAATCTTGGGCAATCAGGAGATGAACGTAGGGCGATTGATAATATTATGCACAATCTTAAATCTCTTACTATTGAGCTTGGTTGTTATATTGGTCTTATTGTACACCTCAACAATGCTACAGGAGGGACTAAGACGTTTGAGGAAGGACTTGTTCCGACTCTTAACAATCTGCGTGGATCAGGAGGTATCAAACAGCTGTCTGATACAGTCTATGCATTCAGCAGGAACCAACAGGCAGAAAGTGAAGCCGAAAGGAACACAAGTTTAATAACAGTTTTAAAATGCCGTTATACAGGTAATACAGGATCATCTGATTATGTTTATTTTAATGCCGGCACTGGTTGCTTAGAAAAAGGTACAAAGATAACACAAGCAAGTGAACATAAATTTACTCCAACAAACAACGATTTCGAATAGAGGTTTTTATGGATAAAGAAGGCAAAATACCTATGCCACACCGAGTGGAATTAGGTGCTACAGATACTAATGATAGGAACGTGAAAGATCTCATTGATTTCTACAAGGAAAAAAACATTCCAGTAGTAAACCTAGATATTGATGAAGATAACGAAGATTACATGCGTAAGATTCAATTAGAGTTTTATAATAAAGAAGATGAACTAATCGATAAGGTTGAGATTGGATATGATCGTGATCAACCATAGGACATAAAATGAATATAGCAATTTTCGATTTAGAAACAGATAATCTATTAGACAAGGTAACTAAAATACATTGCCTGGTTATTGAGGATTTCGAGACAGGTATACGTACTAGATATCGATCAGATAAGGGTGACCTGATTATTGGGTTAAAGGTTCTACAGGACGCAAAGGTGATCGTAGGTCATAATATAATGGATTATGATGTTAGGGTAATTAAAAAACTTTACCCTAAATGGTCCACAAAGGCACAGATAGTTGATACACTGATTTGTACCAGAGTGATCTGGGCTGATATTAAAGAAACAGACTTTGCCTTATTCAGAAAAGGTACCCTACCAGCAAAACTAATTGGTAGACACAGCTTAGATAGTTGGGGTTACAGAATAGGATTGCATAAGGGAGACTTCGGTAAGACAGCAGACTGGTCTACCCTCACTGATGAAATGGTAGATTACTGTGATCTCGATGTACAAGTAACCAGTAAATTATATCACATTATCCTCAGAAAAGAAGTACCACCAGCAGTGTTACAGATGGAGCATGATATCCACGCCATTTGTCTTAAACAGACCGAATACGGATTTCCATTCGATGTAAAAAAAGCAAATGTCTTACTTGGTAGATTACTATCTCGAAAGGCTGAATTACACGAACAGATATTCAATACACTAGGACCTAGCTGGATTGTTAATCTTGGTGAGAAATGTAGTAAAAGAACAGTAAAATATAAAGACCCTCTACGTGGTGATGAGTCGGCTGGATGCTTCTATACGAAGATAAAACTGGTAGATTTTAACCCAACAAGTAGGGCACACCTTGCTAAACGTCTTCAGGAGGTCTGTGGATGGAAACCAACAGAGTTTGGGGATGATGGTATACCCAACCTGGATGATGAGATCCTAGGGTCTATGAAGTACCCTATAGCTGCTCTTATCATGGAATACATGACTATTCAGAAACGCCTAGGTATGCTAGCCGAAGGTAAGCAAGCCTGGTTGTCTCTAGAAGTAGATGGGAAAATACATGGCTCAGTAAACACCCATGGTGCGGTAACGACTCGGTGTACCCATAGTAATCCTAATCTTGCGCAAATACCCTCAAACGATTCTGCATATGGTAAGGAATGTAGGGAGCTGTTTAGGGCACCTTTAGGGTGGAAACAGTTTGGCTCAGATGTGGCTGGTCTAGAACTCAGGATGCTGGCTCACTATATGGCTAGATATGACGGAGGAGAATATGGTGAAATCATTCTTAACGGTGATATCCACACTGCTAATCAACAGGCGGCAGGACTACCAACACGCGGAAACGCAAAAACTTTTATCTATGGCTTTTTATATGGAGCCGGAGATGAGAAAATTGGATCAATTGTTAACGGAAATAAGGCAAGAGGAAAACAGCTCAAAGAACAATTCCTTAAAAATACACCAGCCCTTAAGTCTCTCAGAGAAGCTGTTAGCGAAACTGCACGTAATAAGGGACGATTAAAGGCTATAGATGGTAGATACATACCAGTAAGACATCAACATGCAGCACTTAATACACTGCTACAATCAGCAGGATCTATAGTATGTAAAATGTGGGTAATTAGAATGCATGAAATAATGACAGAGAAAGGGTTTACACATGGTATTGAATACAAACAAGCAGCTTATGTGCATGATGAAATTCAGATGCACTATGACCCAAAGAAAATTAACGGAGATGATCTTGGAGAAATAAGTCTTCAAGCAATAAAACAAGTCGGAGTCGAGTTAGGTATTAGAATACCACTCGCAACAGATTATAAAATCGGAGATAATTATGCGCAATGCCATTAAAATGTTAATCAGAATCACAATCCTAGTAGTCCTAGGTCTAGTGATCACAAAGCTTCATATTGATCATACCAACCAAACAGCCCTAGATCTTGCTAGAAAAACTACAATACAATCCAACATTGGGAAGTACGTAGTAGCTCCTCATGTAGTTAAAATTATTGTTAAAGAAGACGGTATGGCTTTAGGTTCTGGTACTGGGTTCTACATTCAATATCTAGATAAGACACGTATTGTTACAAATAAACATATTTGTGATCAATCAGAAGGACCAAGACAAATGTTTATAGGTTCTAAGCGATATAGAATTCTTGCCATTTCTAAGACACAGGATCTATGTATTCTACAATCAGATCGTGATTTAGGGCTTAAGTTAGCTACAAGTGATGTATTACCTACAGATGCTGTAATTCTAGTAGGACACCCAAGGGGATTGGCTTTAACTATTCGTGAAGGTCATGTAATGGAAGAAGGCTCAGATATCTTCGATTGGATTTCAGACAAGGAAGTAGACTACAAAATGATCTCAGCAATCTCATACCCTGGTAACTCTGGGTCCCCTGTGACAGACTCTAATGGAGATGTCATTGGTGTGTTATTTGCTGGGTCTCCCCAGTTTATTACTGAAGGACTGATCGTTCCATACAGTACTCTAGTAAAGTTCCTATCAGATACATATAAACTATAGAGGTTACTATGAAAAAACGAATTGTATTGATTGATGCTGATATAGATCTATTCCAGATTACTCAGCAGAATCAACAAGAGATACAGTGGGATGAAGACACTATCACCATGACCTGTGATACTCAAAATGCTAGGATTGTATTTGATGCTCAGGTAGCTGGTATTATGGCTAAGGTAAGTGCTGATGACTATATTCTTTGTTTATCAGGTGCTGATAACTTTAGAAAAACTAACTTTCCAACATACAAGGCTAATAGAAAAGAAACCAGAAAACCTATGGGTTACAAGGAACTAAAGCAACATGCTATAGATAACCACCCACATAAGATATACAATACACTAGAGGCAGATGACGTTATGGGTATTATGTCTACACTGAATAAGAACCCTGAAATAGAGTATGTCATTCATTCTGATGATAAAGATATGTTTACAATCCCTGGTCTAATCTGGGATCGTAAAATAGGTAAGGTAACCAAGACTAGTGAACTAGAGGCTGATAGATTTCTATACAAGCAGATCCTTACAGGTGATGTGACTGATGGTTATTCTGGATGTCCTACTATTGGTAAACTAAAGGCTGCAACAGCTTTGAATGGTTGTACGAGTTCAGATCAGATGCGTAGTGAGGTACTTAAGTTGTACGTAAAGTATTATAAGTTCCCTGAGCTTGCTAAAGAAAAGATGTTAGAACAGGCTCGCCAAGCTAGAATATTACGCAGTACAGATTATAATTTCAAAACCAAAGAAGTCATTCTTTGGAATCCTTGGAAGGAGGAAGATAGTGGGAACAACGAAAACAGAACGAAAATATAAGATCAATAAGGATTTAGAAGAGACACCAGATGCTCCTGAGAAAATATATAGGAGACCATACAAAGTTCTTATTGATAACGCAAACTTTCTTCCAGTTATATTCTTTTCCTATAAAGAAGCAGATGAGGCTGGTAGAGAGTTTGTTAAAGAATCTAGAGGAACATATGATGTTGTATAGAGGTACATATGCCAACAGATATTAAAGCAATTATTAAAATTATTAAACGATCATTTACTAAGGATCTAGAATTATCCACCCATGAGAGTATTGTTAATACAGCAGTATATAACAAAGCCATCAGTGATGTTGTAACCTTATTAGAAGGTATCGAATCAGGTAGAATAGATTCTAAATCCCTCAAACAAATGACAGAAGATTAGGAGGGATTATGGGAGGAGCAGTAAAAGCAGTTGCAGCACCAGTGAAACAGGCAGCTAAATCTGTTGCTAATGTTGCTACTGTTGGTTTATACAATGCAGCAACGACTAAAGGTGGTAACTTTTTTGAGAATGCTGCCACTGGTTTTGTAGGGGGAGTAACTGGATATGACACAGCTAAAGCTGGGGTTGCATCAACTTCTAAGCTATTAGCAGATATGACAGGGGCTACAGCAGCTACAGAAGGGCTACAAGCCCAGATAGCACAATCAGCATCAGAATCACGTAGACAGGCATTACTGTCTGATGAAATGGCAAAGGCTGCAGGTGGTGAAGGAGCTAGAGTTTCTTTAAATACTGGTAGACGTAGGCTTGGAATGAACCAAGCAGCCACCGGTATTAGCGGCTCAGCATCTAGCAAAGGAACAGGGGTTCAAGCGTGAAAGATGATAAAAAATATAAAGATCTAAAGGGGGAAACCCTGTATAAGGAGCTTATTGTAAAACGAACCGCCTATCTAGATAGAGCAAGAGATGCCGCGTTACTAACGCTGCCTCAATTATTCCCACCAGAAGGTTCCGATTTCAACACTAAGTATCCAACACCTTATCAGTCCTTAGGGGCTAAGGGTGTCAACAATCTAGCTAACAAAGTAATTCTAAGCCTATTCCCACCAAGCACAGCCTTCTTTAAGTTGGGATTAAACCCAGCAGATATGGCGGCTTTAGGAAAATCAGAAGGGCAAGTAAAGTCTGCAATGTATATGTTAGAAACAAGTATTGTAAATGAAATGGAAGTAAGTGCATTACGTCCAAAACTTGTACACATGATTAAACAGCTTATTGTTGGGGGGTCATGTGTTATTTATGTACCAAATGAAGGTTCGCCTGAGCTATTTGGCTTGAGTGAGTTTGGTGTACAGAGAGATAAAAAAGGTAATGTGTTACGCCTTGCTATAGAGCAGAAGGTAGCCTACCCAAGTTTATCAGTAGAGATCCAGAATCAAATACCTAAACAGGATTTATCTGATGACCTATTAGCTGGTAAAAAGATGATGAATATGTACACCTGTATTATTAAAACATCAGATACTATGTATATGGTGTGGCAAGAAATCTTCGGTGTCAGGATTAATGGCTCAGAAGGTACTTATCTAGCAGAAGATTTACCTTATAAATTTGTACCATTCGTGGATAACTCTGAAGATTTTGGTAGATCATACTGTGAGGATTTTATAGGAGACCTAGGTGCCTATGAAGGTCTAAGACAGGCTTTATTAGAAGGGGCTGCAGAGTCTGCAAGGATTCTATATGTAGTAAAACCAAATTCAACCATCTCAGTAAAGGCTTTAAAGAAAGCTAGATCTGGTGATGTTTTACTAGGTAACCCTGATGATGTTGGTACAATTCAATCAGATAAACGATTGGATATGTCAGTAACACAGAAAGAAGCTGATATCCTTAAACAGGATCTAGCTATAACATTCCTGTTAGATAGTGCTGTACGCAGAGATGCTGAGAGGGTCACTGCAGCCGAAATTAGACAGGTATCCCAGGAACTAGAAATATCCCTAGGTGGTATCTATTCAACCCTAAGTACTGTCCTTCAAGGACCTCTAGTAAGGTTGTATATGAATCGTCTAGTAAAACAAGGTAAAATGAATGATGTATTGAAGGGAGCACTTAAGTTAGAAATAACGACAGGTTCTGCTGCATTAGGTCGTGGTACTGATTTTACAGTACTGACTACTTTCTTACAGACTATTCAGGGTACTATGGGATTTGAACAAGCTATGCAGTTCTTAAACCTAAGTGAGACAATCAAACGTCTTGCTTATTCACTCGATATAAACACTGCATCTTTAATCAAATCAGATGAAGAGATAGCAGCACAGAATCAGGCTGCTCAACAACAGCAAATGGAGGCAACAGCTATGGAAGCCGCAGCACCAGAAGCAGCTAAGGCAGCTTTTAATCCACAACAACAACAGGGATAATCTAAATGACACAAGAAATTATACAAGATCCAACATTAACTAACTCAACGGAAAGTATTACACCTGTAGAAACTCCGAGTGCGGCTCCTGTAGCCTCACCAGCAGACACTACACTTGGTACCCTAAAACCACTGAGTCAAGTAACGAAAGATGCAGCAATCACTAAGGCAGAGCCTGTAGCAGAACCTATAGCGGAAACGCCTATAGCTACTGATACACCTGCGTTTAAACCTAATTATGATGGAATGATCCAAGGGTTCATTGATGGGAATTTGACAGATGAGGACTATGCTGCTATCGAGCAGTCGGGTCTAAGTAAACAAGATTTCGAATTTATGGCTGGTGGATACAAGGCTATGCAAGAAAAGCATACCGCAGACCTTCATAATCTAGTGGGTGGTGCTGAAGTATATAAGAGCATTCAGGAATATGGAGCTAATAATTTGGATGCCGAGGAAATCGAAGCATTCAATTATGCATTGGCATCTAATAATCCAAAGATTGCTCATATGGCAGTTTTAGGTCTTAAGGCATTACGTGATCAGGCTAAGGGTGCAAACCCTTCTGTACGCGTAGAGTCTACTGGTAGTTCTGAGACATCTGTCCAGGGCTATGAGTCGCAAGCTGATTTGATCAAAGACATGTCAGACAGAAGGTATGGTAGAGACTCTACTTATACTAAAGAAATTAATGCAAGACGTAGTAAGTCTGCATACTAACAAAATTACAAAGGAGTTATTAAATGGCTATCGAATCTAATCAATCACGTTCTGGACAAAACAATGGTGCTGGTGACGACAGAGCACTTTTCGAAAAGAAAATGCAAACTGACGTTCTACGCTTTTTCCAGGCAACATGTATTGCTAAAGAGCTTGTTACTAATAAGACAATTGAAAATGGTAAATCTGCTGCATTTCCTGTAATTGGAAACGCTACAGCTGCTTACCATGAAGTAGGGGTGGAACTAGATGGTACATCTATCACGGCTTCTGAACGTGAAATCACTATTGATAAAGTAATTGAGTCACACGTTTATATCCCAGATATTGATGCCGCTATGGTTCACTATGATGCAAACTCTGCTTATAATGAGTCTATCGGTCGTGCACTTGCTAAGAAATATGATCAAGATCTATTTAGACAAATCGTTAAGACAGCAAACATCATTGATGATGCTTCAGCTCTAGCTGCTGGTCTATTGGTTTTTGATGCCGACTTCTACTCTCCTGTAACTACTTTTGCAACAGCTGGTGATGAACTAATTGGCTCTAAAGTATACGCAAAAATGGTAGAAATGATTGCTACTTGGACTGAGTTAGACATCGTTGGTGAGCCAGTATTCGTACTTACTCCTAAGTCTTACTATGCATTATTGAATAACCCTTCTCAGACTGGTATGACATGGGCTAATGACTCAGCATCTCAATCAGGTAAGGTACCGATGGTATTAGGTAAGGTTGTCAAGACTAGTCCACATATCCCTCAAGCAGATGATTCAGCCAATGCTGCTGTAAATACTAAGTACCGTGCAGACTTTTTAAAGACTGTTGGTGTACTAGTAGCTAAGGAAGCTGTAGGTGCTCTAGAACTTATGTCAGTATCTGTACGTACAGACTACATCCCTACAAGACTTGCCGACTTAACTGTTGGTAAAATGCTTGTTGGTTTTGGAACTCTCAATCATACAGCTGCTATGGTTCTTAAGTCAGCATAATTTTATAAACAATAGGGAGTGGCTTAGGCTGCTCCTTATTTTTCCGTGGAGGTCACAATGCTAAATGGGTTAATAAGCGAACTCGATGCAGTGAATAAGATCTTAGCTATTGCCGGGGACTCTCCTGTACAGACACTAGAAGACGAATATATACAAGCTAAACTTGCCAGACAGATACTTACGAGAGCTTCTCGTGATATACAGTCTGTTGGTTGGTGGTTCAATGAAGAAGAAGAAGTTTCTTTAATACCAGATGTATCAGGTAATATTACCTTAGGTCTTAATGTTATATCAGCAAAGGCTAATGATGATTCAGGTGCTATCATTCAACGTGGTAGACGAATATATGATAGAACTAATAGAACATATACTTTTACAGCAGCTATTTCAGCTGATATTGTAATTGGGTTAGAGTGGGATGAACTACCTCAGACTGTTAGGGCACACATTACAGATGTAGCCTGTTCTATTTATAATAACGATTACTTCGGTGCTCAGGAAGTAAAACAACAGTTACAGCAAAATGAGCAAATGAGCTATATCACTATGAAAAAAGAGGATATAGAATCTCGTGACGTTAATTTATTACAGAATTCAAGAGTCAGAAACATTGCATTTAAAAATAGGAGGTAGTAATGTCACTTGTAACTTTCACTATCCCCAACCTATTTAATGGGGTTTCTCAACAACCAATAACTATACGATTACCAAATCAATGTCAGGAACAAATAAATTCAAACAATAGAATAACTGACGGTTTATCTAAGAGACAGCCAGTAGAATTAATAGATGTGAATCAATTACTAGAGGATGAACTCCCAGCAACGATAGTTGATTCAGATGTAAAGTTTCATATGTTAAAGGGTACAGACCCGGATGGTAATGCTACTACAGTTCAGTTAATCGTTAAGTGTTCTACAGGTAAGGTATATGCTACATACCTAGAGGGTCCTTGGACAGGTGATACAGTAACCTTAGGTCCTTTTCCATATCTAACAAGTACAAATAAGAATGATATTAAATTCTTAACCAATGGAGATGTTACCTATATTTTAAATAAATCAGTAATAGTAGAAACTCTAGGGTTGACAGATGTTCCTAGTGCTGCAAATAAACAAGGGTCACTTGTATATGTACAACAAGGATTCTTTGGTACAAAATACGATTGTAAGGTAACGGTGTATGACACAACTACTAATACCGTTGTTAACACTGCATCTACATCTACATCTACACCTTCCTCTACTGATATTAATATTTCTGGTATTCAGACCAATGTTATTGCTGCAGCGTTAAGAGCCGCAGTCATATCAGCTACATCAACTTGGACAAATGTTGTGGTTACCTGGGTATCAGGAGATCTTAATAGCTGGTTCAATGTGGGATTAACTACCGATGCATATGCATTGACACATAGAATAGAAATAGAGGTTTATTCTTCGACTTCACGACAAGCCATATTTGCTTTTAATGGGTCAGCTATTGATTACTTAACCCTTCCTCCTACAGCACCTAATGGTTATACAATTAAAATTGAATCAGATGCGAGTACTTCAAAAGATGATTACTACTTAAAATATGTAGCACAGAGTAATGGTTGGTTAGAGACTAAACAATTGGGCTTATTAGATTACATTGATAATACAACAATGCCAGTTCGTCTATTACGTTTGATTGAAGATCGTACAGATATAGGAATAGAACACATGCCTATCAGTGAACGTGAAGTAGGGGACCTCAATACAGTACCTGAACCATCCTTTGTCGGTCATAGGTTAAATGATATGTTCATCTTTGGTAATCGTCTGGGGTTCTTATCTCAGAACAGTGTAATATTATCTAAAATAGATGAGTTCTCAATTTTCTACAGGACTACTGTAGGTGTTTCCTTATCAGCAGATAGGGTAGACTTACAGGCTGCAGTTCCTTCATTACGTTATTCAGAGCTTAATTATGCTGTACCTTTTGATAAAGAACTAATTCTTTATGGAGATAGTGCACAATATTCTTTAAGTGCTAATACAGGTTTCGATGTTAAGACAGCTAGTTTAGCTACTTTAACTGAGTATGAAGCTTCTAATGTATGTGCCCCTGTTAACATTGGTGCATCTATTTACTTCCCAATAACCAGAGGTTCTTTTACAGGTGTATTCGATTTATCACGTAAGGGTGATATTGGATTAACTGCAGAAGAAGCCACACAGCATGTACCTACATATATCAAAGGTACAATAATTGAGATGATTAATAGTACTACTGAAAATATGCTATTTTGTAGAACTGCAGAAGATAAGCGAGTAATTTATGTACAGAATAGATTTATCAGACAAGCAGTTACTGAGCAGAACTCATGGCATAAATGGGTACTACCAAACGACATCATAGGTATTTATTTATTAGGAAACAAGGTATATGTTACAATGGTATCAGAAGATGGTAAGCAGATTATGCGTACCAAAATAGATATTTCATTGACTTTAATAGAAGAGACAGATGCTACCGCTATTAATTTTACCCCATTTATTGATTATTATAGATCGTTATCTATAGGAGATACAGTAAGTACAGAAGATTTATTTGGTGATTATTTTGTCAATACAGAACATATAGATTCTTTAATAGGGGTCGCATCCACAGGTTTCATATATAGAGGAATAGCTGCTATCAATGCTGCTTTGGTTACAATACCTTTAACGGTTGGTATTCCATACACATTCTCTTACAAGTTCAGTAAACAAACACCTGCTAGTTATGGAAATAATGGAAAAACAGTTATGCAATATTCAAATTTAACTTTACGTAGTATGAAAATTTCATACACTAACACTGGTAAATTTGATGTTATTGTACAGCCATCAGGTAGGGATTCCTTCACAACATATTTTACCGGAAACATTCTTGGGTTACCAAGTTCAATTCTAGGTCGTATAAATATATACACTGGGGTATTTAAGTTCCCAGTTAACAATAGGGCAGATACAGTAGATATAACAATTGAATCTAGCTACCCCTACCCGGTCACCTTTAATACGGTTGAGTGGATGGGAGTATTAACAACTAACGCAGGACGGATGTAATGATTATTGGTTTATCAGGAAAAATGGGATCTGGGAAAAGTACCCTTGCTAATCATATTATAAGTACGAGTAATAAAGCAGTAACGGTAAAAATAGCTGGTATCTTATATGACATACAGGACATGATATATACTAAATTAAACATGACACTAGAAGGAGAAAAAGATAGACCACTACTCATTGCTGTAGGTATGTGGGGTAGGGATAAGGACCAGGATTTTTGGTGCAAAAAGGCTTTGGATCAAGCACAAATTTTATCGTCTCAGAGTAACATTGTTATCATTGATGATATTCGTTTCCCTAATGAAGCCTTGGCTGTTCAGAATGCCGGTGGTTTACTAATTAGGATTGAAGGAACCCAGCGTGGTCCTAACCTCACACCTGAGGCATTAACCTCTACTACAGAAACAGCTTTGGATGAATTCGATTTTGAATACACTATAAACAATCAGGTTTCTCAAGAGCAAGTATTCGAGCAGTATACGTTCATCAGTGAACAATTTAAACACAGGAGATAATTATGTACCAAATAGCAGGGATGATGGCAATATCCATGTATTCTGCAGCACAGGCTTCTAAAGCTAAGGCAGAAGAAGAGATGGCAAATAATGTTGCCAGGACAGAAAAAAGAAGATTAGAATTCAATAGAGATCAACAAACATACCTACAGAATTTATCCGCTACCAAAAGGCAAGAGACATCGGATCTGTATAACATCAATATAGCTGCAGCAGAAGCCCAGGACAGTCTAGCAATGGCTAGGGCTGGCTCAGGGTTGTCAGGTGCTTCTATGAACGAATTAGATGATGAGATCACTAGAGCCATTAGTTCAGATCAAATTTCTGTCCACAGAGGCACTATGAACGCTCAGGATCAACTTGAGCAACAACGTATAGGGGCTAATGAGAATAGGCAAATAGATGCCAACCAAGCCAGAACAAGTAGTAACCCATCTAGAGACATTGCAAATGCTGCAATAGGGTCCCTAGGTCAAGGTATTGCTAGTATGGATGTGGGATCTTTAAGTGCATTCTCTACTAAAACAGGAACAGCATCTAAAGGTAATATGGCTTCTAATACTAGAGGTATGTACTCAACAAGTGCATTCATAGCATAGGAGATAACAAATGGTACAAAGTTTTTATAAGGGAGCTAAGAGCGATAAGGTCGCTCAGTTCTCACAAGCCGCAGCAGCACCTGATATCTCTCAAACTCTAGATTCAAACGCACGTAGAACACAGGCTTTAATGGGATCTATAGATGCTTTAAACAAGCTTGCTACTGGTACCCTTACAGCTGTGGATAAGAAATTAACTACAGATGCTAAGGTAGAGGGAGAAGCCCAGGCTGCTCGTGGAGAAGAATCTACAGCCAGCCCATTCGCATGGGGAGGCTTTGCCCAACAACAAGCATACAACACAGTCAGAGGTGAATTGGTTGTACGTGATATGCCTAGTAGCATTGACCGCATAATGAAGAGTGACCCAGAAAATAAGAGACCTTTAGATGAAATGACTTCTGATGAAAGAGCCGTTTCCTACTCTAGAGCTAGACAACAGTACTTCAAAGAAAAAGGTATCGATAATACTACATACCAACCGCAGGCAGAGGCAGCTGCTAATAACATACAATCTAAACAACTTAGTGCTATGGACGTACAAGCTCAAACGCTAGGACAGGCTAAAGCTATGTCTAGTGTAGCAGATACGGTAGCGGCTGATGCTAGATCGTATGGGGGAGATCCAGTTGGATTAGAGAATCACTTGACTGCTAATTTTGATAAATATGCAGTGTCTCTGGGTGGCACCCAACAAGCTCAGGAAGCAATAGCAAAGGGACTTTTAAGCTCAGTTACTACTGCCAACCCTAGCCTGGAAGCACTTACCTATTTAAAGTCACCAGAGGCTAAGAAACGATTCTCTTCTTATGAGGGTTTTGATCAAGTGGTTAAACAGGCTGATGTATTCACTACACAAGCTCAGGCTGCTTATCAGGATAAACTTAAGAAGACAGAAGAATCAGGTTTCTATGTCAATCTAATGAATGGTGCTTGGACCACAAAGGAAGATGTAACTAATTACTTTAAAGAAGTAAAACATTTAACCCCTAAGGAACAGTTTGAGTTAACAAACAAAGCCACCAGATATATGAAAGTACGTGAAGAAACCGACCTAATCAGTGGTCCTATTGCTAGAAAGGAATATAATATCGTTAATGCTGCTAAACCCGAAGTAATAGCAGAGGCATTTGGTAGACATGTTGGTACTGAGAACACTTTAAACCTGGCAGCAATGACAGATGTACAAGCGCAATCACTTACTAATTGGATTAAAGATGGTTACGTAGTACCTGAATGGGTATCAAATATTGGTAATTCAAAGAATATTTCTAATGGAAATCCTGCTATATTAGATAAACAATTAACCATCTATAATTCACTTGTGGATAGTGTTGGTAAGTCTACTGTAGGAGCTATTTTTGATTCAGCAACATCAGCTAAAATGGAACTGTATGCACGTCTAAAAAACGATGTAACTTTATCACCAGCAGAAAGAGCTAATACACTTAACAACTTTGACAGCAATAGTAAAGTAGATCCTATTACAGGTATGTCTAGAGATGCTGCCATAGCAAGAGAATTCTCTGACAAAGGGGATGATATTAGTGGGGATATTCTAAGCTTTGTAAAGGAAGGTGGTACTAATCTTTTTAGTGGCAGAGATGACTTACAGCCATGGAACGTAACGTCTGATATATCATCAGCACCAGCACTAGATTATGCTTCACGAGAAGTGGCTGGTAACTATTCTGTATACCGACATGCTAACATCCCTCAGGACGAAGCTTTAGATAGAGCCAAGGCTGATTTTCAAAAGAAAAATCAATGGGTAACTTGGGAGAATGGGGCTACTACACATTCATACGTACCTAGTTCATTTGGGTCTAATTTTCCACAGAAAGCCACAGAGTATCTAACAAAGATACATGCCTATAAAGCCATAGCTAATGATCATTTTATGTCAGAAGAGGAGGCAAAGCAAAGGGTAACTGTACAACCATCTATGGACTATAACTCTAGCCGTAAATTATCCGTTTATTTTGACGGTATAGAACAAGACATTAGTTTCAATGTAACAGAATTTAACAAACAATCACAGGTGATTCAACAAGATAAACTTAATAAAACAATATCAACTTATCAAAAAAGAATTGCTAGTCCTGAATTTAAGGCACAACAAAACCAATTAACTACAGTACAGAAGCTTATGAAAGATTTAGGGATGACTTCGGCTCGCGGAGATTTCTTTAAATAATCTATGATCTGCTTTATGTCAAGAACGTAGGAGAACAAATGAGTAATTATTCCGATAACATTTTAGAAATGTTAAAACAAGATGAAGGGTACGTAGGTCTAAATGATCAAACACGTAGATCTGCACATAAGAGTACCTCAACAGATCATGGTGCTTACTATGATGCCAGGGGGTTCTTAACTACTGGTTATGGTAGTTTAGTATCTAAGAACAAAAAAGGTTCTATTGAAGAAGCTAACGATATCGCTTCATGGAAAGAACGAACCCAGTTAGACCCCTTCTCACTAGATGAAGAACAGGCTACACAAATTTTACCGCAGGATATTGACCGGGTAACTGCTAAAGCTAAGGTTCAATTAGGTGATGTGGATTTCGATACATTACCTGAACAAGCTCAGCAAGCCATAGTAAGTCTTTCATACAACACAGGTACCTTAGGTCCTAACACAGCCGCTGCCATTCGTAAAGCAGCACAATCAAGTTCTACTAGAGATTGGCAAGCTGTTGCCGCTAAGATAAAGAATTGGCATGGATCTAAGGCAAAGGAACAACCACTGGGTGTACTTGCTCGTCGTGAGAGAGAATCAGATTTGGTTGGGAGTATCCAGGGTTTAACCCTTGAGGGAAGCGACTCAGAAACGCTTGTAGATACATCCATTCCTGATGGGGAATTCTTTGTAGAACCCTCGACAGATCAAATAAATACTAATGCATCTAATGACCTAAGTAGAGCACCAGCAACAGTAGCCTTGACTAGAAAAGACCAATTACTTCCAGCAGGAGCTAATCTATCTAAAGGTAACTTACCTGCGGATACTCCGCTAGAAGAACAACCAATTCCAGCAACAGGACAAGTAAAGGAAGTAGATCCTCAGGGTAATTTCACGCTGAGACAACAATCGATTACGGCTACAGGACCTGCAGGGGCTACAACACCTAGTCAGTTACAAGATGCTGGTGTAATGAAGAATGCCTTTGGGCAATCAGCCTTTGATGCTGAAAAGGAATCTTTCCAAATAGCCAAACAACAAGCCGCAGAAGAAGCTGAGCGACCTTTCATGGTCTCAGCCCTTGCAGCTGCTGGGGATTTTACAGACCATCTTACTAATACATATTTAACAGAAAACATTATAGGTAGTAATTTACGCAAGTGGATGCTAGTTGGTAATACTGATAATGCGTATAAGGAAGGTTTTGATGCTACTCAGTTGCCTGATTTCAAAGAAATGATTAGTGATATTGAGCCTGATAAACTCAAGACAATATTAGATGAATCATTTACCCCAGAGAGATTCTATGGGAGAATAAATAACTTTAAGGAAGAAACAAAAATACGTGAGGAAGTTGGTGCTTACATGTCTACCAATCCTATTGCAGGGTTTATTGGTATTGGTGTGGCTTCTGCTGCCGATGTTACATCTCTTATTCCTGTTGGAGGCATAGCTAAATTTGTGGGTATTACTAAGGCAGCTAAGACTGTCCCTATGGTAATTAAAACAATTGGTGGTGCTATAGGTACAAACCTTATTCAAGATATGACTCAGGAAATCTTACTTACTCAAAATTCTGATATCCGTAAATGGGATGATGGGGATATAATGTATGGTGCTATAGGTAGTATTATCTTAGGTGGTGCTGCAGGTACTTTTAAGTATAGTCAGGGTCTATCTAAGTTTGATAAACTTGCAGCTAAATATAATAGCGAAAAGAACCTGAGTAGTCTAGAAATGCTGGTACGTCAGGCTGAAAAGAAAGGCTATGGTGATAAGGTCGTAAATGAGCTTAAAAAAACTAGAACCTTTGTAGAGCAGACATTAGAACGTGAGCATAGGGCTATGCTGCTTAAGGAAATTACTGGACAGCAAGAACGTATCAGTAAAGGACTTATTGATACCAGTAAAATTGAGATGGTTAAAGAGTTGAATGACTATAATACAATGATTGATAGTCGGGTACTAGCTGAGCGAGCTAAGCCTGCTGCAGAGATTGTAGAGGCTAAGACTGTGGCTAAGGATGTAAGGGCTATTAGTATGGGTGAGGCTAATAAGCTTCGCGAAGATACAATAATGTTAAAAAGGCGTATACGTCAACTAGAATCTAATGTTAGCCTTGGTACTGAAAAGAAAAGACAGATTGTAGACTTCAAAGCTAAGATAGCTGATAATGATGCTAAAATTGGGACTCTTAATGAACAGATGCGTAAAGAAGCTAAAGTTGCTAAGAAGATCAAGGGTAATATCATCAAAGATCTAAAGAAACAAGGTGAATATACTAACCCTTATATTGATGAACTTTTAGCAAGTAAGCAAGATGCTTTAGATGGTTTTAAAGTACGTCATGATAATCTAGTGAATAGTGTAACAGATGGTACACACCCTGAACTACAGCTAATCAAATCCCCAGAAAGTATAAACGAATTGGCAGCAAGTCTAGGACTTGGGCATTTAAAATTTGCTAGTATGGATGATGTGGATAAGTTCTTAGGGTTAGAATTCGAAAATTCAATACCAAGATCTGCCGGTTCTATGGGTGTTGCTAAGCCTCTAGGGTTCCTAAAGGGAACTGATGTTAACACTTACTTTAATAAAACAGACCCTGAACTATGGGCAGTAATTGCTAATTCGAATAGACAAGCTACAGAGAATCCTGGTCTTGGATTATCTATGCACCAAGTAAATAAGGATAGTACATATGCTAGAGTAATGAGAGCTACACGATTAAATGAATTATTTACTACTGACTCAACAGCTGGTAAATGGATGTTAAACAAGAGTGCATTACGTACTAGTGATAACGAATTTGCTAGATCATTTTATAATCTATTCGCACCTGATGGTGTTGGTAGAGCAGGTGAGGGTAGATTTAGTGTTATTGAGAAGCAACAACAAATATCAAATATCCATGGTGGTAAATTACGTACAGTATTTAATGCAGGTATGGATAAGATAAATGAACAAGTTTTACAGAATGATGGACTAAGGGATCACCTAAAACTCCCTGAGAACAAAATAGCAACAAGAGTAATGATGGCAGAAGTCGGTTACCCTGAAAAGGTTGCAGAGTTACTTAGGGATGAACTAATCACACCTGGGTCTGGTAGACAGGCGTTTGGTGATGACGTGGGTTCAATTCTGGAAAGCATGAGTACCGAGTGGGATAAGGTTTCTCAGGGCATATTAGATCAAGCTAAGCTTGCTGGTGTGATAGGTGCTGATGAAATTACTACTGGTTCTAATACTAAGGGATGGTTCCATAGAACTTGGGATAATAAGGCTGTTAGGCAATTTCATGCCAGGTATGGTGAGGATAAGTTAATAGAACTTGTTAATAATTCGATGACTAAATACATGGCTGAGAATGGTGTAGAAGTTACTGAGGAGATGTCAAAACAGCTAGCTAGTCAATCAAAGAAGTTTGCATTTGGTATATTCAATGCAGATATATCTGTAAACAAGTTAGAGAAGACAGGTGCTCAAGAGTTTCTTAATGATCTTATTCTTAAAAACTTAGAGGGTGTGGATGGCGATGCATTACGTGCAGAAGCTAAACGACTTACTGAGTTAGGTGATAAAGCTAAGTTGAAAGAACTAAGTAGACGTAAACCATTAGACCTTACAGGATCAGTAGAATTGAGAGAAACAGATGGTACAAGTCGTCAATTTTCAATGGCTGATTTATTAGAAAAAAACATGCTACTAAGTCAAAAAGATTATATAGAATCTATGTCAGCGCGAATTGCTGCTGCAGAAAACGGTATTAAAGATATAGATATGCTAGATCAATGGGCTAATAATGCTTTTGAATTGGAGATGTCTCGTAGTAATATTGATAATGCTACTTATATTAGAAGATCAATGTCGGAAGATATTAGGGCTTTTAAGCATGGTGCAGCTGGTGTTAGTGGTGAGATTGGTGATGATACAAAACGATTACTTGCTATGTCTAAAAAGTATCAGTTTGCAAAACTTATGCAATATACCGGTATATCATCCATAGCTGAGATGGGTACTTTAATTCCTGAGGCAGGATATAAGGCAATAAGTCAGGCGGTATCTGGTCAATTAACTAACCTAATGAAGAGTACAATTCTAGGTGGAATTACAGGTAAACAATTTACTAACTCACTTTACGATAGTCTAAGTTCTATTACTGGTATTGGTATTGAGGATATCGGTTACGATAGCTTAATTAGCTCTAGTAATTCTTTAGCTACCTCTAAACTTGGTAAAGTAGGGGAGAGAGTAGTAGATAACCTTGCTAAGACTACACGAAGAGCAACAGCTCATGTGGAAGTAATTGGACGTAGAATAGCCGTTAACTCCCTAGCACTTAATGTAGGGGATATTGCTTTAGGTAGATCAAAAATAGACAGTTTACTTGGTGGTCTATCTAATAGAAACTTAGTAGAACTAGGTCTGGCTGATCTCAGTGAGGCTGGTAAGGCTGTACCTAATAAGAAATGGGAGTCTATTGTAAACCACATTACTAACCTGGCATTGGATGAAGATGGTAACATAGCTAGTCAGTCAGGTAAAAACATTAAAGACTTTAACATCCATAAATGGGATTTAGAAACAAGAACAGCCTTTGGTGATGCCCTTACGCAACAAGCTAATCACATCATGGTAAACCCAGATAGTACCACAGCTAAGCTTTGGCATTCAACTCCTGTAGGTTCTATATTTAATCAGTTCCGCACATTCTCTAACAACGCAGCTAGTAAGGTAGCAGGTCACAACATAAACCAAGCTGTGCAAGGTTATAAAATGGGTTCCATGGCAGAATTCAGTAAAACAGCTCAGAAATATTTCTGGGGTGCAGCACTGGGTAAACTAAGTCTTGTACTTTACGGAGCAATAAATAACACAGGTAGAGAGGATTTCAGTCAACGTATGGAAAAATACATGCATATGGATGATCCTAGAGACTGGACACAAGCTCTTGGTAGATCATCAGCAATCACAGGAATGGATGAGGTATTAGATACTACTATGGGTGCTTTCGGACAAGACCCACTTTTCAATGCTTCTACCATTGGTCAGTCTAGAAATAGATTCGATTTAATGGCTACTCCTACAGGACAGATGTTGACAGACGCTAAGCGTACTGGTGGCTATGTAATGGAAGGTAAATTCAGTAAGGCTGGTAAGACAGCATTAAAGATGTCCCCGATTCGCAGACAAATAGGTGTCAATCAATTATTAAATGCCATGGGCATAGACTAGGAGGAAATATATGGCTATTGCCGTAAATCAACAAGGGCTGAGTTTTGTTCAGTACCTTACAGATGGGGTTGCTGCTAACTTCCCTTTCTCGTTTAATTACTTAAAAGCAGCAGATATCAAAGTCTATGTTAACTCGGCTGAGGTCACATACACGTTTTTAAATGCTAATGAGATTACCCCTGACTCATTACCAGCAAGTGCAGATATTGTTACTATCCGTAGATTCACAGAAAAAGAAACTAGAATCGTTAATTTCGAAGATGGTGCCCAACTAAGTGAAACAGTATTGGATTTAGATAGTAATCAATTATTCTATCTAGCACAAGAAACCCAGGATATATCAAACTTTGGTTTAGGAGTAGATCCTTTACTGTTTACGATGGATGCTCGTGGTTACAGAATTATCAATGTAGGTGATGCAGAAGAAGTTACTGATGGTGTAAACCTAGGTCAATTGAACGCATTAGAGACTGCTGTAGGGGTTACTACGGATGCTATAGCAATCGTAGCCCAGGATGCAGTAGACACTGCAGATGCAGCCACAGTTACCGCTAATGCTGCCTCAATTACTGCAGGTACTGCGCTTTCTACTGCGAATGCCATAGATGCTAAGGCTCAAACAGCACTAGACAACTCAATAGCAGCTGAGCTAGCTGTAGATACTCATATCCTTGACCTTGCTAACCCTCACGTAGTGACTAAGACTCAAGTAGGTCTAGGGAATGCGGATAACACATCTGACTTAAATAAACCAATCTCCACAGCGACTCAGGATGCTCTGGATGATAAGGTAGACTCAGTGTTATTAGGTGCTCCGCTGGGTATAGCTACTTTAAATGGTACAGGGTTTATTAACTCAAGTCAGTTACCAAGTTATGTAGATGATATCGAGGAATATACTAATTATACGGTGTTTCCTGTTACTGGTGAGACTGGTAAGATATATGTAGATGTTACCGCAGGTACTATTTATAGATGGTCAGGTACCGTTTATGTGGCTTTAAGTTCTGGTGGTGGGGGTCTTGCACCTTGGATTACCACTAGCTTATATGAACTAGAGGATGTTATCTTTGTTGGTATTAAACTATACAAATGTATAGTAGCGCATACGTCAGGTACCTTTGCTGTAGATCTTGCTGCTGCTAAGTGGGTTGAAATGGTTTTACCACAACAAATAGAAACAACAAGTACTCCTAGTTTTTCTGATGTTATTTTGACTGATACTCAGTTTAATAATAGTGAAGTTGGTAGATTATTGGCACATCATACAAGTACAGGTGTTGTGGGTGGTGCAGTTCTTACCATCAATGCAACTACCTCTTTGTTTGATCTATCAGCTCAAAATCTAGTATTCGCAAATAATACTCTAGTATCAGACAAACCAGTTATTAAGCATTTAACATGTGGACCATTTACTGCTCAGATGGTAACTAATATTGCTACTACAGATGTTACTCATATCTTAGTAGACGATACCTGTACTCTTAGTCAACAATCAACCCAACCAACACCTAATGAAAATAGAGCCAAGGCTTATATTGGTAGATTAAATCATGTTAATAGAACTAACATTAATAGTGTATTTTCTACCCCTAATTACGCTGTATCTCCTACATCACAAATGTATGATTTATTTGATGCTATAGGTGCTTTTAATGTTAATGGTAATATTGTTACTCCAAATGGGGCTAATCTTTCTATTGATAGATCCTCTGGTACGATGTTCAGACGTGGTTTAAACTATACTACAGATGATCAGAATCCACATGAAAAGACTTTTATAGCTGCTACTATTGCTAACTTCTTTAGAACGACCAGAACTAATGTTGGTACATCCACATTTACCACACTTGACGTGTCTAATTATGACTTAGCAGGTACAGTTACAGCTATTCCTGGTGGTGGAGGTACAGCCACGAATCAACGTGTATTCTTACTAGCATCCGGTAATCTATCAGTACAGTATGGGCAGAATATTTATACGTCTTTAGCAAATGCTGTTGCAGCAATACCTAATGAGGCTGTAGTGGCTAATCAATCTATAGTGGATTCAGGTGTATTGATTGGTATTATCTCTTGTAGAAAAGATGCAACAAATGCAAGTTTATCTACTCAATGTAATTTCTCAAAGGTAGCTAGATTTGATAGTTCTGGTGTATCTGTTGGTAGTAACTCAGTAGCTACACTACAGTCAGCTTATGATAACTCAGTAACACCTCAAATAACTACATCTACTGCTTTAGGGTCTGTAGACATGAAACGAGGTTCTGCTGCGGATTCTGATGCTGTACTTAGGATTTTAAGTGCTGCTGGTAAGGTGAATGCTCAGCTTACTGGGGATGGTAGACTTACTACGTTATACTCTGACCCTGGTAATATGGTTAAGAATGGTAGCTTTGAATTAACAGATATTACTGATTGGACCTGTGCTGTAGGTACTTGTGCTAGGACTACTACTAGTGGTGAATTTTCGTCAGGAAATGCAGCTTTAAAAGTCTCTCTCGCAGCTCAATCAATGAACGTAAGTCAAACTATTACGACTCCTTCTGGAATCATGAAACAGGGCTTTGCTCGCTTCACATATCGCATTCCAGCGACAGGAGTAGTTACTCCGACAATTACAATTACGGTTGATTCAACTCTTCAAGTAACCATCCCAAGCGATAAGCTTTTAATGGACGGAATGTTTCATCAAATTGAAGTCCCTTTTATTTTCGGATCAACCGACGTTAAGGTTTCATACTTAACTGGATCATCTACGGGCGATGTGTTTATTGATCTGACGGGAGTGTATCAAGGGTTGGGATTGCAGAATCTTCAAGGGGATACAGAGTATAGTGCAGCAGTTGATGGAGTGGTTTCCCCCTCAACTGTTTCAGGAGAAAATACTAATTGGCTAAATGGAAATTGCACAAGAACCGCCACGGGGATTTATGACTGCCCTACTATTTCTGGCCTTTTTTCGGCAGTTCCTAATTGCATAGCAGTGAGAGACTCGACTAGTACAGGGGGGGGGTTAGGTGTTATATATGACAAGACAAATTCAACAACTAATAGTTTAAGGTTTGTAACAAACACGGAAGGATCAATTGCGTACAATTCAAAAATAATTGTTTCATGCCAAAAATCCGGCAACGACTACCTCGCAGCATCGTCTCAGGTTTATAGTCAGGCGAGTGCGAATTATGATTGGACTAATTACAATGCAACATTTACAGGCTTAGGAACAGTCGCCCCGTCTACGAACAATTGCAAGCACAAAAGAGATGGGGGGGATTTGCTGGTTGACTGTTACTTGACAAGCTTCACCCCAGCCGCCTCACTTGTATCTATCTCGCTCCCAAATGGTTTAACGATAGATCCTGTGAAAGTTCAAGTTGCAAACACAACGGCTTCGGCTGGCCAGGCGTTTGGAACATGGACTCAGAACGCACTTGGAGGTTTTGGGGCAATTGTAAGCGCAACAGGTACAAGCACGTCCTTTGTCTATGCTGGACAATATGTAGCAGCCAATAATATGCTAATTCCACAAAACGGAAACACTACCTTTGTTAATAGTCCTACTTCTTTTCGCTTCCGCGTCCCTATCTCCGGCTGGTCTAACTCATCTTCAATCGTCGGATCATTCGCAGGAGTACCAGCGGTTCCAGGGTATGAAGGGAAGGTTGATACGTTTAGTGTGAGTTATGGGACGACAAATGCGACGACTGTTTGTAGTGCGAGTCCTTGTTCTTATCTTGATCAGATTGGGAATGCAGTATCTTCGATTACTAGGGTTTCAGCGGGAAGCTACAATTTAAATACAGTTAGGACGTATGCAAAATTAAAATGCACTCAAGGATCACAAGGAAGTTCAGTGCAGATTTCAGGGACACCTCTCCAGTGTACCAATTGCAATACAGTTCCGTTCCAAACTTATTCATTTTCGGCAACAATTGACAATTCATATGGAACACTAGTATGCCAAGGAACCTACTAATGAAACTCCTAATCCTCTTATTACTCCTAACCTCATGCTCCTCTTACCGACTCGTAGACACATCTGACTGCGAGAACGTGAGAGGATCGATTAATTAAACCAAGGACCTCTAATAGGGGTCCTTTTTACAAGGAAATTTATGATTGATTTAACAGTACCAATATTATCAACTTTGAAAGAATCTGATAAATCTATATTATTGATTTGGGCAGAAGGATGTGAGGCGTGTAACTTATCTAAGCCAATGTATGATTCTTTACAGGATACTTATGTAGAGTTTACTTTTTACAAGTTACAATTTTCAGTAGATATTCTACCCTTTTACGAACAGCACATTCCAAAGGAATATGTAAAAAGTATTTTAAAAAATAATAATGGGGATACTTTGCTAGATGATAATAACTTACCTATTATGAAGTACGATCAAGATGCTGAAGGTAACTTATTAAAAAGTTCCCCTATTATGTTTCCTAATTTCTTTATTTTTCAGAAATCCAATATAACAGAAGCAAATCCATATGGATTCTTAGGTAATATAGGAGGACTTAATAAGGAGCAATTAGTTTATGTATTAGATCAATTATCCACTCAAACAAAGGTAAGTAATAATGGATAAATTAACTAATGGTATTTCTTCACTATTTACTATAGCTAAAAACATAGCTACTGGTACATCGCAATTAGTTGATGAAGTGAGTAAATTAGAAAGACTAGATCTTTGTAACTCTTGCCCATCTCTAACCAGCTCTCGTCAATGCTCAGAATGCTACTGTTTTGTTGACTTGAAAACTAAAATAAAACAAGAAAAATGCCCGATCAATAAATGGTCGGCACAGGAGACTTAACAACGTGAAGGTAACCACTCCTTCCCTATACCTCAACTAGGAGGCAAATGGATGCACATACACTTGAACTTATATACAAAGCAATTAACTCTATTGGTGTTGCTTTACTTATATATTTTGTCAAAGAATTTAAAACCGACATACGAAAACTTACAGACGGTCTTACTTCGGTATCAATGAGTTTAAACACCTTACTTACTAAGGATACTCATAAAGATGAGGCTATTGTTGAGATCAAACAACAGGTTGCTAAGTCTCAAAAAGATATTCAGAATCTTAAGATCAGAGTGGCTTTACTTGAAAAAGAAAGCGAAAGAACAGGAGATTAACAATGAGTATACTTACTTGGATTGGGGAATTATTCACCCCAGCAGCCAAAGCTATTGATGAATTAGTTACTAGCGATGAAGAACGTGGTTTGATCACTATTCAATTAGAGAAGATTAAGGCAGATATAACTATTAAAATGCTAGAATATGATACTAAGATTTTAGAACTACAAGGAAAACTAATGGAGAATGTAGTTAAACAAGTAGAGGCAGAGGCTAAATCAGAATCAGCTTTTACTAGAATGTACAGACCTGTAATCATAAGTTCTATGTTTGTACTAATAGCCTTACAAGCCTTTGGTTTGCTGAAGGTACAACTACCAGACTTATTCATTCAGATTTTTGGTACTGCTTTCGGTGTGATAACTTTAGCACCTAGTATTGCTAAGGGTACTACAGCACTCTACAACAAAGTTACCCATAAGGAGTAAATATGGCTAAGAAGAAAACCACTGAAGCGACTATGCATGAACTACATGGTCTAGTAGGTGAATCAATCATTAAGTTACTATCCGAAGAAAAGAACGTGGCTAACATTACATTAGCCATGAAGTTTCTCAAAGATAATAACATTACTGCAGATCCTGAATTCAATAGTGGTTTAGAGGAGGTGAGTAAAACCCTTATTGATTCAAAAACACTACCGTTCCCAACAGCACTATAAACACTAGGAAAACTAAATGGATACTGGAAAAATAGATCCGTATAAATCGGATTTTAGAAACTTTATGTATTTGATCTGGGACCATCTGGGTCTTCCTGAGCCAACCCCGGCACAGTATGCAATCGCTTATTATTTACAGTACGGACCAAAGAAATCCATTGTAGCAGCATTCCGGGGTATCGGTAAATCATACATCACAGTAGCCTATGTTGCTTGGAGACTCTACTGTAATCCTCAATTGAAGATTATGGTAGTCTCTGCAGGTAAGGACAGGGCTGATGCCTTTTCTATATTTGTAAAGGCTTTGATTCGTGATGTACCTTTGCTACAACATTTACAGGCTGATACCACAAAGGGACAACGAGATTCTAATGTGGCATTCGATGTGGGACCCTCAACACCCTCAGGTTCTCCCTCAGTTAAATCTGTAGGGATCTCAGGACAGTTAACTGGGTCTAGGGCTGACTTGATTGTAGCTGACGATATTGAGGTAGTATCAAATTCTATGACCCATGACTTACGTGAGAAACTTGCTCAGTTGGTTAAAGAGTTTGCTGCTGTACTTTCTCCTAATGGTAAAATCTTATACCTAGGGACTATGCAGTGTGAACAATCTTTGTATAACCTGTTGGAGACTAGAGGTTATAACATGTTCATTTATCCGGCTCTATATCCCACTGCAGAGCAGATAGCCACATATGGCTCTAGACTGGCACCTGCGGTTATGGATGCCCTAGATGCTGGGGCTGAGGTTGGTACTAGTACTGATCCTCGTAGATTTACAGATGAAGACCTTTTGGAACGTAGGTTAGAGTATGGTAACTCTGGGTTTAACTTGCAGTTCATGTTAGACACTACGTTATCAGATGCTAATAGATATCCACTAAAGATAAATGATTTAATCATATCTAATTGTTTACCGGACAAGGCACCTAACCACATTCATTGGACCAATAACCCTTTATCTAGATTGAACCATTTACCGAATGTTGCCATGGCTGGTCAGTACTATTATGCCTCAGAGGTCATACAAGGTCACTACGAGGCTTATACGCACTCTGTCTTGGTTATTGACCCTAGTGGTAGGGGTTCGGATGAAACTGGCTATACGGTGGCAAAGATGGCTTCTGGTAACGTGTACGTACCAGAGTCTGGGGGTATGATGGGTGGATACTCTAACGAGACCCTGATTGCTTTATGTGAGACGGCTAAGAGACATAAGGTAAACACAATCCTAGTAGAGTCGAATTTTGGAGATGGGATGTATTTGTCATTACTTACACCGCATATGAATCGTATTTATCCCTGCAAGATAGAGGAAGTACGCCAGAATCAACAAAAAGAACTTAGGATTACTGAGAGTCTTGAGCCAATAATGAACCAACATAGATTAATTATAGACCCTAGTGTTATCGAGATGGATTATAAGACTGCTATGGAAAGGTACAGTGCTGATATTGCACCACAGTACATGTTATTCTACCAACTTGCACGCATGAGTAAGGCTCGTGGTGCTCTAAAGCATGACGATAGGATAGATGCACTTGCTATGGCTGTGAGGTACTTTACCGATGCACTTGCTTTGGATGCCAAAGGGGTTCAATCACGTAGGGATGAGGATGCCTGGGATGCCATGCTGGATACCTTTGTTAAAGAAACGCATGGTAGATCGGATAATAAACAACTTACGTTTCATGATCGTATGAAAGACAAGATTTTAAACAAAAGATAAACTATCAATATTACACACCTACCTGTATCTAACTATTTACACATAAGTGGTTAAATACAGGTATTGTAATATCAATAACTTAATTTAATATCAAATACCTACAGATTCAAGATGCAACGTATAGATATACAATCGGGGTGGTGGGCTGGAAGGAGGGGTAGGGGTGGTAGGCAAATCTATAAATTATATTTATATTAGTATTACTCAGTACTCTTAGTATACTTGAGAGTAATTAGTGTTATTAGAGTAATGAAGCAGTAAGGGTTAATTAGATACATTACTACTATCACTACTAAGATTAATACATAGAATATACCTAATAACGCTATACCATATCTAATCCGTACCTATTAACATACTAATAAACATATACCATTACATTACATCAAAACAATAAACATATAACATCGAATTAATCATCAGGAGTAACTATGTCAATAAGAACAGATCTAGATAAACTACTCCAATACGCTAAACTACAAAACATTACAATAAACATAGAACCAAGAACTAAAGAAACAGAAGATGCTGCAGAGATAGACTTTAGCAGTATGACCATAACTCTCTATCAAGCACCTAAAGATCCTATCAAATACATGATAGTCTCTATCCTACATGAACTCTCCCATTTAGTTGGGTACCGAAACAATCCCCAGGATTATGAGGAATACTTTAGGGTTTCAAACCTGACATCTCCCACTATGATGGAAAGATATGAGATATTTAGTATAGAACGTAGGGATGTTAAACTAATGCCTATGATTGCTTTGCTATTGGGTATAAAACATGTAAATCAAGAGGTTATAATGGGTTGGGTAAGGTTTGATACCTGGCAATACTGGTATTACTATACCTTTGGTGTTTATCCTGGTAGAAAAGAAAGGGTTAAAAAACTGGTAGCACTTGGCTTAAGGAAAAGGTAGTTTCTTTATCTTGCTGTGTCTTGATGTCTTACTGTCCTATTATTGAAAGGTCAATTTCCAGGACTGGTTTAAACCCTGTGCCTGTTATTGAAGGGTCAAAATCCTAGACTAGACAGGGGCACCAAGCCATTTCTAAGCCACATATAAGCCATTCTGAGCCATTCTACGGCATATGCCCCTACCATCCTAGAGGGTGGTGGGTGTAATAAGCTAGAATCGGTGTTTTTAGGGTTGTTAGGGTGGGTTAGTGCTAGCCTATAAAAATATTACAAATTTCTGAAGGGCTATATTAACTAAACCAAACCGAAAAGTACCCCATAGGGGTCTCATTAAATG